CACCCGAGACAGTTAAAGGTACAGAGCGTATGATTGCGCTTGGAACCGAAAGACCAAAATCTAAACTAAGAGATATAGAGTTTAGTATCAATAGATTAGGTCAGGTCTTATACAACCTTTCTAAAGGTCATTACACTTATAAAAAGATGTTCCGTCTCAATAGTGCAAACAATGACATGACCGAAGCAATGGTCAATACATACGATGATAAGACTGGTGCTATTTTAGACATTAAAAAAGAACGTCATAACCTAGGCCAGCACGATTTAAGAATTGAACCCGGCTCTACATTGCCAACTAATAAGTGGGCAGAGCTAGGTGTATACATGGAAGCTTATCAAATGGGTATCGTAGATAAGTTTGAAGTGTTGAAAAAGAACCCAGAAATATTTGATAAAGAAGGTATCATGCGCCGAACAGAAGAAAGACAGTTAATGCAACAACAAGTTCAGGCCATGGAAGAACAGATAAAGAATTTGGAGGGAGACCTCCAGACCGCCCAAAGGGAGTCTGTTAGCGACAGAAAACGGGTTGAGGTTGAGAAATTTAAATCTCGACTCGCAGATATCGCATCAGACGCCAAAGCTGACAGAAGAGTTCAGTTAAACAATCTACAAACCAAGGTGAAGCTCGAAGCGGAGAAATTAGCAAACATTACTGAAGATGCTGGTTCTGCTCCAGAAGCTTAGAGACATCTATTAAGGAGATATAATGGACAATACGCAGACAGAGGCCGTACAACAAGCTGATGGCTTAGTTGATAGTGGCCCAAGTATAGTTAAAGAAGTAAGAGCAGAAGCTGACGAACAATACGTTGAATCAGCCGAAACAGTTGCGCCAGAGATGGCACCAACAGAAGAGCCAGTGGATTTTTCAGCTCCAGAAGTTGAAAATACCAGTGAGACAATTCCGGCAAATGAGTGGGAAATTGAAGCCCGCAAATTCCAATCAATGTATGACAGAACCCAAGCTGAAAACGATAAACTAAAGAGGTTAGAGCCCCTTGGTGAATTGTTGGAATCTAGGCCTGACTTAGTAGATGTCTTACAGCAAAACTTGAACGGACAACCACAACAACAAGCACCACAGCAACAAGCTCAGCAAGGTTTACCTGCTGAGGATTTTAACCCTTGGGATGCTTACTATAACCCTGAGTCACCATCATTTAAATTCAGAATGAATCAAGATGTGAACATGATGAATAATGTAGTGAACAATGCGTTAGGTGAGCAGAAACGACAGATGACAGAGGAGATAACCTACAACAACACGGTAAATGAATTACGAAATACATATAAGATGTCAGATAATGACATTAATGATTTTATGGGTTTTGTTTCACAACCGAAAGAACAAGTGGGTTTATCAAATCTGGTAAAGCTATATAGGGACGTTAACAAAAAAGGTAACGCCCCAGAGACGGCTGAAGCAGTAAGAGCTGCTCAAAGCCAGCCACGTACAGCAGGTGTTCTACAAGGAGGAGCTCCAAGTTCCCCTAAGTCTGAAGAAAATAAGGTGTGGGACAACATTGTAAAAGCTGGTAGTCGTAATAGCATATTATAAACATACAAACTGAGGAAGGGTATATATAATGCCTAGTTATAACAATCCCGGCCCGTTGAAGTTCGGCGACCCCGGTGCGGTAATTGATAGTGCGATTCCATCAAGAAGGCTGTATAATTTCAGTGACAGAGTTGCTGATTTAGCTCCTGATGAATCTCCATTTTTCGTTTACCTATCTAAAGTTGCTAAAGTTCCAACGGACGACCCGCAGTTCCGATGGTTAAAAGACCGTAATAAAATCCAAATGGCGGATAGAAGTTTTGCATTAGATGCATCACATACTATACCGGCAGCAGGTAGCTCAATCACCTACACCGTTGATGATGGTGCTGGTGCAGCTCCTGATTGGCTTATCAAAGGAATGGTATTTGCAGTCGGCGAAAAAAATGCGAGCACAAACGAACCCGAGACAGCTATTGTCCGTGTTGAAACTGCTCCAGTCGCTGGTTCTACAGAAACCACCTTTACTGGTCGTACAATTTCCGCAGCAACCGGTGGCACCACTGGTGTTGTTGATGGAGAAAAGTGTACAGTCATTGGAAGTGCATTTGAAGAGGGTTCAGGTTCTCCTGACTCTTGGTCTCGCGAATTAGATAATGGTACTGGATATTGTCAAATATTTAAGACAGCTTGCGAACTAACTAATACTGCAAGAGCTACGGTTTACCGCGGCTATGCTAGTGAGTTCGATAGAATCTGGAACCTAAAACTTCGCGAACATAAAGTGGACATTGAAAGAGCAATGCTTTTTGGACACGCTGCAACTGATAATGGAATCAACTATACCGATGGTATCGTTGGTCACATTGTTAAGAACTCACAATCTCAGATTACCGGAGCATCAACTCAGGTATCATATACTGAAGATAAAGGTTATTTTACAACTCGTACAGATGCTGAAACAACTTACGATGTAATGTTAAAAGACCTTGAAGTGGTTTTTGACCCAGCACGTGGTGGTAGTTCATCTAAACTTGCACTATGCTCACTTCCTGTCATTTCATTCTTTAACAAGATGGCAAGCTCATCTACTTTCCTATCAAGCGCTTACTCTGCTGCTAATCCTATGATGTCGCAAGCAAGTGGTTCTTATGGGCACAAAGTAATGAAGGTTGAAACTATTCACGGTGATTTAACATTAGTTAAAGAACCTCTATTCAGAGGTTTTGCAGCACCATATATGTGTTTAGTTGACCTTGACAATGTAGCTTATCGTCCTCTAGTTGGTAATGGAGTAAATAGAGACACACACATTATGACTAATGTGCAGTCAGCAGATGAAGATTTACGCAAAGACATGGTTCTTACCGAAGCAGGTCTTGAAGTTTCTCTTCCTGAAGCTCATGCTCTATTTAACTTTGAATCCAATTAATAGGAGGTATGAATAATGAGAAGTGCTTTTTTAGAACAGAATAGCGGTATAACCGCTGGAGTAAAGAAAAAAGTTGAAAATGTTACTGTCGCTAGAACGCTAACAAACGCCGAAAGTGGAAAAGTATTTATGCTTGATTCCGCTGGCGGAGCTTATTCCGTTACTCTTCCAACATCTTTGGAAGATGGAGTATACTACAAATTCGTAGTTAGTGAAGAAACGCCAACTGGTGCTATTACAATAGCAGCTGGTAGCGCTATCGTTAGTATGGTAATGAAAGATGCTGGAGGCAATGCTTCTAACTCAACCGCAGGTACTCAAGTTTCTAATATTGTAATTGGAACGAGTGCGCAAAAAGGTGATTATATTAATATAATGGCTGCTGGTGATGAGTGGGTTGCAGAGTGTTTATCTAGCATTGATGACGCTGTTACTACTTCATAACCCAAATAAATAAGGGTAAACAGTTTTGGATACTGTGGGGTTAATCGTATAAAGGGTTAACCCCAAACATCCTAAGAATTTTTTAAAATTGGAGAAAATATGGCTGATTATGCAAACGTAAAAACAAAAGTATTTATTCATGCCGGAAATGTTGGGGCTGAAGATGGAGCTGTTGGGACAATGGCTAGAGATATAAAAGATTATGTAACATCTTTAGATTCTACGAGTAATAAAGTGATATCAATATCACATACCCAACTTAATGGCGACAGAATACTTACCATGGTGGTTGGTGGGGCTTAATGTCCTGTCAACATTGCAATAAAAAAAATCCAGAAGGTTGGTTTTATTGTCGTTCCTGTGGCAAAAGAGCGAGTAAACCTATCTTTAATCCCTCTATAATTATTAGAGAAGCTGGATTTGCTTCAGCTATTAGAAAAGACCAAATTGATTTTCAAGTCACAACTATGGGTGAGGACATAGAGTCTAAAGGAGGCGAAGTACGTGGCAACATTTGAAGCGCAGGTAGAAGGATTAACCAGTCTTTCAATAGATGGTAGTAGCGCACCAACACAAACTGAGCTTACTCAGTTTTTAACTGATGGCGCCGCAGAAGTTATCAACGCAATGCCAAGGAAATTAAAATTCTTTTGTGCAACAGAGGATACTTTTACAAGCGCGGCAGTAGGAAGTGAAGCAGAAACATTGGTGTCTGGAGAGGTATTAGCGGTAACTAGAAGTGATGGCACTATTGAGCAGCCATGCAGAGAAATACCCGCTAAACTTAGAGGGAGGGCTTCTGATTCGGCTGATATGAATGCTGCGACAGCCACAGACCCCGTATATTATATTTACGATGGTAAAATAAACGCAATACCAACGTCAGGTTCTTGTAAATATTTAGAAGTAAATAACCCCGCAGTAGCCTATGGAGATTCTAATGTTAGCAATTTTCCAAATGAATATGAGTATCTAATACCTTTATATGCTTCTGTAAAATCATTACAAAATGCACTAGGGGCAAAGGCTGGTAACTCAGATATTACTACAGCTTTAACTGCTATAAATACTGAAATAGATGAAACTCTTACTATTGCAGACAGTGCTGCTACTGAGATAGGATTAGCAAATGCAGAGATAGATAAAGCTACAGCTGAAGTTGCATTAGCTAACACAGAAGTAGATTTAATGAACGCAGAAGTTGATTTATCCAACGCAGAATTAGATGAGGCTTTAGTATTAGTAGACTCAGGTATAGATACAGCTACAGCTGCAATAGCTACAGCAGCGGGTAGGGTTAACACTGCTGTCGCCCTAGCTAATGTACAATTTGATAGTGCGGTGACAGCTAATACGGCAGAAGATGTGGAACTAGCATCATCTCACGTAAACGCTGGGAATGGGTTTTTAAGTGAAGCTCAAGGTAGCCTGGGAGAAGCTTCAGGGTATGTAAACGAAGTATCAGCCAGAGTGAATCAAGTGCAGGCACAGATATCAGTAGCTCAAGGATTTTTGGGAACTGCTGGAGGCTATGGGAATGTAGCTCAAGGATATCTAGGTACTGCTTCTGCATTTATTAACACAGCACAAGGTTTTATAGGAACTGCTAATGCTTACCTTTCGCAAATACAATCAAAGTTAAATATCGCACAAGCTTATAGCAATGAAGCTCAAGCTAGGCTTAGTGTATTAAGTACAGAGTATAATTGGATGGAAAAGCAACAAGCAAAATTGCAAACTGACTATGACAAGGGTATTCAAGTTATGAGGGGTGGATAATGGCAAAAACTTTAGTTACGCTCAATACCTCGCCATCCTTTACTTTAGTTGCTTTAAGCGCGACAAATCCTACTTGGACAGGTGTTACATTAAATACGTCTCCAGCTTGGACAGGTGTTGCATTAAATACTTCTCCATCATGGACAGGCGTTGCTTTAGATACGTCTACAACATGGGTTATTCCCGGAAGCTGGATTGATATGACAGTAAATGATTGGGAAGATGAAACGAGAACGTGGCAACAAATTGGATTACTTGGAAAGGATTCTGACTAATGGCGGTACACAGTTTAACAGTCAAAACAATTATATCAAGAGTCAGGCAAGCATTTCCAGATGCACCTGAAAACTATATTATGAATCTTGTAAATGAAGCTATTGTTGAACTTGGAAAGTATGCAACAAAAGTTGAGTACGCAAAAGCGACAACAGTAGCAGACCAGCAGTGGTATACATTAAGCGATAGCAATGCTGGAGTAGAAATTAACAAAGTATTTAGAGTGGACTTTATGGATGCTAGTGGCGATTACGTAAAGATACCACGATTAATAAATAATGAAATACCAACTATGGACATAGACTAATGGCAAGTACATATAAATATCCAGAAGATTACATATCTTGGTTTATTAAAGGTAATCATATAGCGGTGGTAACATTAAAAGGAAATACCGCAGACTCAACGCACGGTAAGTATGGTCAGTATAAACCGATTGATGAAGCGGTTACTAATGGAATATTAATACATTACTATGCAGAACCAAATGCTGTAACTGCTATTACAAATACCCCTGATGTTGATAATGTATTTCACACATCTATTATTGATTATGTGAAAGCAAGATTATATCAGGATAAAGCAGGGACGACCAGTGACGCTAATGTTGCAAATGTTAGTATGAATATGGCAGCAGTTCACGAAAGTAAATGGAACGAAGCTGTTAAAAGACATGGAATGCAAAAAAGAGATAAAACTGGTGGGGATAGACGTATTCTTATGCCAGACTTTACATAAAACTTAGGAAAGAATTATGGCTAACGGAATTAAATACCAAGCACATGAAATATTAAACAAGGTTCTCAATTCAGCTGAGACCGGATTACAGGTTGATATTGTATCAGGAGCAGAGTACGCAGAGGATTCTGCGCATACAAGTGCCGATACTGGTAATTTTGTATTAGGTGTACGCAATGATACATTAGCAGCTCTTGGAGGAGCAGATGGAGATTATGTACCATTTCAAATGAACGCTTCAGGTGCTTTATATGTAGAGGTAGCAACCCTACCAGCATCTACTAGTACAATAGAAGTAGTCGGAGATGCAGCAGAGAACGCAGCAGCAGCTGGTAATCCAGTATTAATTGGTGGTCGTTACGATTCATCTGCTAGGACACTAGGAAACGGTGATGTGGGGGCGATAGCTCTTGACGCTGATGGAGCAGTACAGATATCTGATGGCGGAAACACAGTAACAGTAGATGGAACTGTAGACTTAGGTTCAACAGCGACTGCCCATTTAAGCGAAATAGAGGGGGCGGTAGAGACTATTGAGGGAGCTGTAAGTGGTAGTGAAATGCAGGTAGATGTAGTTGCTTCTTTACCAGCCGGTAGTGCAGCTATCGGTAAGTTAGCAGCTAATAGTGGTGTAGATATTGGTGATGTAGATGTAACAAGTGTTGTACCGGGTACTGGAGCTACTAATCTTGGTAAAGCTGAAGATGCAGCTCATAGTTCTGGCGATACAGGTGTTATGGCTCTTGCAGTCAGAAACGATGTACTAGAAGCTCTTGGTGGTTCCGATGGTGATTATGCTTCATTGCAAGTAACCAAAACTGGCGCTTTAAATGTTACCGAAACAGTCGGTCATTTAGGTGCAATTTTTGAAGATGGTACTGATGATATAACAAGTAAAAAGGTTGTAGCAATTCAATTTATAGAAGATACGACCTTTACTACATTAACACCAGTTGATTCTTCATACATAGGAACAGCTAGTGGTAATGGCGATGCTATTGACACGAGTAATACATTCCCACAGGGTATGACAATATTTGGAAGATGGACTGGGTTTAGACTAGCAAGTGGTACTATAGTAGCGTATCAGGGAGACTGGTAGTGTTATCTATTGCTAACACATTACGCTCAGTAGTAACTCAAACCGCTAGATTGACTAGAGATTTATGGACATCTATTAATGATATCTGGAATAACGAGCAACGCAAGTGGCAAGATATAATATAAGGAAAAAATTATGGCAGCTTTAGGAGCACAAACAGTAGCATCGAGCTACGAACAATTATTGCACGTTGATACGGATGGCGGTGGTAATGGTAATAATTTACTTAGTATAAAAGACGGTGATAACGGAACCACATTTGGTTTAAAATTAGCAACAAACAAAGTAGAGGTAATACCATCAGCTGCTGACGATGCAAATGCGTTTGAAGTATCAAAGAATGATGGTACTGCTGTATTTACAGTTAATTCATCAACTCCAAGTGCTACTTTAGCTGGTACTTTAACAGCTACAAAAACATTATCATCTGATACACAAACTACACCTGAAACAATTTTAACTTTAGGTGCAACGTATGCAAGCACAGGAACAAATGGGGGAGCAGGTTCTGGCTCAAGGATAGAATTTCAAATACCAGATGATGAGACTAATCCTATAACTGGTACTGCAATAGCAGGTATTAAAGAATCAGCAGATGATAGTGATGCTTCAGCAGGAATGGCTTTTTACGTTTCACAAAATGATACGACTTTAGATGAGGTAGTCAGAATAAACCACGATGGAAAAGTTGGTATAGGACAGACAACTATAAATGCTATGCTTGATATTGATGATGATGGTGCAAATACAGGAATAGGCGTTCCACAAATTAGAGTTGGTAGCATAAACAATACGGGTGTTTATGGATTAATTGGATTTGGATGGGGTGGAAATACTACATATTCACCAGTTACTATTGGTGGTCTTGGAACAAGTGGCTCAGGTTCTGTTGAAGCAGACTTTGTTATAAATACTAGAGATGGTACAAGTGATGCAGCTCCAGCTGAAAAAATGCGTGTTACACACGATGGTAAA